TTAGTCATGCAATATCTCCTCATCTGTAGGTACTTGGCTATCTAATAGCATTTCAATGCCCATAACTCCACAGCCCAAACATTGTACGCAGACCACGTTAGGCGGTAGGTTTACAAATTCATCTACGATCTTGTGTGTTTGCATGCCTTTACCGATCTTGGCGCAAACTCGACAGTTAATCCTCAGTAATGCCATAGATCGATTTCCTTAATGTGTCCATTTCAAATAACTCACGCTGACTTATCCAGAAGTTACCATCGGCAGGGTTGTAATATTTGACCTTCTTAGCCCACAGCACGGGCATCCATCCGACTATTTGATAGACAGGTGACTTATTTACGCACAAGATAGCCACATCGGTTAAACGTGGGTAATCCTTGTGGATAATTAAGTGCCCATTAATGTATTTAGTCCATTTGACCTCAAAGCCTAGATTGCCTACCTGGATGTCTGGTGCATCGTGGAAAGTATTAACCGTAGGTATAAAGTTACGGATACCCATGTATTGCGCAACTGCGATCTCAGCACCAGCAGCTTCACTATGCTCAGCTATAAACTCATGAAAGTTTATCTTTGTGTTATATCGGCCAGCATGGTCAGGCGTATTAGCCTTCTCGCCTGTGCTACGGGCAAACCCACTAGCTGCTGCCTGTAACTCCTGCGATCGATCTAGGATCACCTGGACTATCTGCGCCATCTCAGTTATAGCCATATTGGTTTGCATTGGTCGCTGCGTGACTTGTTACTGCATGTATAGCCCCGGTATTTTGATCCAGTCTTTTCGCTTACGCCTTCTTTATAAACCATGCGACCATGTGAGCAGATAGGTGCAGGGTCTAATACCTCGCCACCTAGCTGCGCTTTAATATCTGCGATACTTTCGGCAGCTGGGCGCACACTTCCCACGCCATCAACCTTTACTGCAGGTACAGCAGTAGCCCATAGATCAACCTCTACTGCAGGCTGAGCCTGTAGGCGTTCAACCTTTTCCATGTCTTGACGTGTAGGCCGTGCATCGCTTGGCATAAGTAACCCGATGGCTCGACCGATTGCGCTAGTGCTGCAGTTCTCGATCCAAAAGTCACGGTTTACGCCTCGATCGGTACGCAGTTCATAGGCATAGTCCACAGCTGCCGGTACTACATCCTCATGCTCACGGAATACGCTGGCACGGATGATTACATAACCATCCTTCACGTTTATCTCAACGATCTCAGTAACAATCCTGCCTGAGATATGTGTTTCCCTAAACCGCTTAATGCGGCTGTTTACATCCTCATAATTATTTAGGTCAAAGGCCATTACTTAACCACACGATCACTAGCTACACGCATACCAGCTGCGCGGCCACGATTGTAGCCATCCTTAACGCCTTCTTTGTAACCGACTGACCAACCTACGATAAACCAAGCAATACTTACCATTATTACAAATACTGCTACTTTTTCTATATCCATTTACTTCGCCCTTGTTTGGGTTAAGCCGTGCTACACCGAATTAGGTAGCCCTGCCTAACGTGTAAATAAAGGGTAAAGCCTGGGTATGACAGCGGTCAATAACCGACACGCCTAACGGCTTAGCAACATTTCGTAGATCGAATCGACTTTTGCTTCAATACGATCGACACGACCGCGTAGGTTATGGCCACCGTTACCGTCTTGGCGTAATTCGCTTAGGTAATACTTAACTAAGTGGCGAACCAGCCCAGCCGCAAACCCCATAAGAGTACATAATCCTATGGCTATTGCTATTAGCGACTGGGCGGCCGTCATTACTTTACGCCGAAATTCTTATCCGACGGGTTAAGTCCACGCAATAATGGCCCAATAAGGCCAGCGATAAATGCGTTAGCTAGTGTCTTAGGGTCTGAAATTCCTGACATATACAAGGCAGCAGCGCAACTTGCGGCAGCTCTTAGATATGACAGTCCAGCAGCTATAGCTTGTTCTTTCATGGTCTTACTCCTAAATGCCCTTAGTTGACTTGGTTTAGTACTGCAATCGTATGCGTACCCGATGCAGCAATAGCATATAAGCCTTCATTGTCACCTACTAGTAACTGCATTTTATCGCCATTATCTAGTTTGTAGCCGTTAGATGTAGTTACGTTAGAATTGCCTAAATAGACAGCACCGCCGCCTAGATTATGTAGCCATACTGTCTGATAAGCAATATTGGCAGATACTAATACTGTAGCTGATGTAGTTACTGTTACTTGCGCGCTAGTCGGCATAATTTAGTCCTAACTTTTCTATTAGTTTTGCGGTTTTTATAGGGTCTTGTGCTATTTCAAAATGCATTTCGTCTTTACGATTACGATAATCGCCGCCCCACACTAGGCCGTATTTCTTAGCTAGTGCCTGGATCATCGGTACTTTTTCAGCTGGAAACGTGCCAGCACGGCCAAGGGGATGGCGCGTAGCGTTCAAGTCGATCGCACTGCCAGACGCGTGGTTACTTAATTTGCCCGGTACTTGGCGTACTTCTCTGTAGCAGTACCCCCAGTCGTCAAGCGCACCGCCATCGATCGGCTCAATCAGCTCGTTAAACTGCTCCGCAAAGGCAACCAGTAACGGCGCAGCAAAATAGGCACATCGCAGCTTTACTTTGCTGCCCTTGATGGCGTAAGACTTGATACGGATCGACTCAGCATCCTTAGATGCTGGCCAGCCGTTATAACTGATCGCACTCATGCCAGCAGTAGGGCTGCTTCATCGGCTGTTATGCCTAGCTTAGCTAGTAGGGCAGCCTTAGCCTCAGCAGCATCAATAGCTGCTTTTTTTAACGCCACACCTTCTGATTGGTCTTTTTCATTTTGTGCTATTTCCGCAGCTGTCATTTCGCGAATAACTATTTCGTTGGTTTCAGCGTTGTGTGCTGTGACTGTCAAGCTCATTATTTTACTCCATATAGAACGTAGTTAAGGTTAAAACTGTTGCCTGATAACGTGACTACTTGAATACGATTAATTGCCGATGTGTTATTCCAGTAGCCCGCAATGCGGGCTAATCTCGCGTTTGTCGCAGTTGATGGATCGTTAGTTAGGGCAACTGCTTGTGTAAATTTCCAGCTCGTAGTGTTTTTGTAATCTAAAATAGTTACAGCACCTTGACCATCGGCAGTACCGTTATCTTGCGTTTGTGACATTTGGAAGGCACTTACCGAAACGGCAATATTTAACTCCTCATTACCAAATACGCCGGCATAATTAGCGGTAGAGATGTTGTTAAAGCGCATACGCAAATAATCGCTATCTGTAGTCGGCTGGTAATCTGACCATGTAAAATAAAGATAGTTGTAAGTAGCAGCTATTGATGAAATATCAATAGTTGTGCCGCTATGTGCGCCGCTGGCAATAACCGTCATGCCGCCACCGCCGCCTACAGCTGTCCATGCCGATCCGCTGTAATACTCAACAGAGTTAGTATCTTTAAGGTAGGACATATTGCCTTCTTGTGGGCTAGTTACTGCAGCAGTACGGGCTGCTGCATCGGCAAACACCCACGTGCCTTGCATCAAGTAGCCATTAATATCTGCAGCAGTTAGGACGTCCCCCGTAACGAACGTTTTTAGTCCGAGTCCAGCAGCCATTTTTTATCTCCTTAGTAACTTAATACAGACGTATCAAGTACGCCATATTGGGTTGAGTTTAATATAAACCCGTCAATAACAGGTTCAAGTGTAGTAAAGGTTGTACGCCATTTATTAGGGGTAACGCTGTGTGCCACGCCAAATACTTGTAGTGTTTTTGTCAGAGTCGAGCTACCGGGCTGGTTAGTAGTAATAGTTATTGGGTCAAAGAAATCTAGGTCTAAGGCTGCAATTATGCCTGTGTTGTAATTGTCTGTGTATAGGTCTAGCTCGATTGCATCGCATCGAACGCTAGTCTCAGCTCGACTAGCAACGTAGGCACGGGCATAGTCCAGGGCTACGGCATCAGTCTGCATTAAGAGGTTTTGAATATTGTAAGTGTGGGCAAAATACTTAGCCACACTAGCTGCGTTAGTAGCATTTTGAACTGTGCCACCTGTGCGGGTCACGTTAGCCTGGTTAAATACAAGCGTGTCATCTAACCGCCATACGGCATTGGCATAGCCAATATCTGTGCCGTTATCGTTAAATACTGTAGGTGTGCCAGCGATGCTTGCCGTAGTTACTGATCGATCTTGAAACACAAAAGATCCAGATGCATCAACGTAGAACGCGCCGTACTCACTATTTGTAACGGTTTGTAATGCGGCCAAGGATGTACGAGCTGTGCCGGGGTCTGCCTGCATAGTGGTCAAACCTGCATCTACGTCACGCATCGATGCTGGCCAAGCAATCTGGTCAAGTATCTCATTAATGCGTGTGCCACTTAGATCGCCTGCTGTTGCCCCTGTAACGGTGCTGATCTGGGCATTTTGAGCCAGTCTTTGGGCATCAACGCTTGTAAGGGTTGTATAGACAACATCGTTAGCGTTCTTAGGAGTAGTGGTCGTATAGCTAGTAATAAATCCTGAAAACATTGGGTAGGTAGTGCCGCTGTAAGTAGCCGATATAGATACTTTACGCATTGGGTTAAGTAAACCAAAATACGGACTGCTTGGGTTTTGTGGGTTAAAGTCACCGTTTTGATCTATTATGCGTAAAGTCATTGTGCCAGTCTGGAACTCATCTGCTTGTGGATTGCGACCGCGCTTTATGCTTACGCTATCTACTACGTTGCTTACATCTACGATAACTGCAGCTGAGTCTGCTAGTACGTTAGTGCCTAGTATGCCTTCGCCAATAATAAATGCCTGAGCAAAGCTAGGGCCAGTAGAAAAGTTAATGACTGCGTTAATTGTAGGTACTGTCATGTGATTAAGAACCCTGCAGGCGTTTGAGGCATACCTGTCCTATTAGCATCTAGTAGCGCATTGTTTACCTTTTCCGTAAAGTCATCGCCATCTAATACGTTGCCTTCAACTATTACTGTTATCTGAGTATTACCAGAACTACGCATATAGTCTGGAAGTGGCTGACCATAAAAAGGCCCAGTGCCCATACCACCCGTAGGGATATTTGTATCTGGAATTACAATCGGAATTGGAGTTGGACTTGGAACAACTACAACAGGAATTGGGTCGCCTGTAATTTTAGTTATTGATGATGGTGGGATAAGTAAATCCTCTGGTTCTAAAGCAAGTATGCCCCCACCTTTGCGACCAGGGTCAAGCGTAAGAGGCGTACCAAGAATCTTAGCTAAAACAGCCGAAATTTCCTCAAGTGACTTAATCCACTCATCAAAGGGATTAGTTGCTGGCTTAATAGCATTTAGTTGGCCTTGTAAAGCTGCCGTTGCTCGCTGTGATGCCTCGAGTTTTTTCTGTAACTCATCGGCTAATTTAAAATCCTCGTTAAGGATTGCACGCTGTAACTCTAAGCGTAATCTTTCATTATCTGAAATCTTGCCCTTTAACGCAGCTTCGATCTGAATCTGCTCTATGTTAAACATGGAATCGGCTTTAGCCAATATCGCTTTTTGAGCAGCAGCCTTCTTATCAGCAGCAGCCCTTTTATCAGCTGCGATCTTGGCCGCAGCAGTAGCCTTTCTTTCAGCTGCTAACCTTGCGGCAGCGGCAGCCTTAGCTCTTTTTTCCTCAGCTATGCGAGCAGCCTCAGCAGCTTTAGCAGCTTTAGCCGCAGCCTCAGCTTGTTTTTTCAAATAATATGGCGATATAGGCAGCGTGGTTAAGCCAGAAGTACGCTGCTCTTTACCCAAATCGGCAAGTAGATTTATATATGTGCCAAGTACCGGAATTGCTTGAATATAAGCTTCTAAAGGTAATGAAAAAGCTTTACCTGCTACAGGAATATCTTTTAATTTTTGGATAAATACGCCAACTCCAAGAATAAGATCAGCAACATATTGTGATGTTTTTTCTAATCCTTCATTTAAATCATCAATGCTTGTATCCTTAGCAAGCAATTTTAAAGCATCTACTAAGCCTTTACCTATAGTTTCTTTAGCGTTATTAGCGGCTACTTGTAACTTGGCTAATTGTCCTGCATAACTGTTAGCTGCAGCTGCAGATTGACCAGAAAATAATTTAGTTAATTTTTCTTGTATATCCGCAAACTGGCCTGTAGCTAATTCAGCTTTAGATATGCCTACGCCTAAACGACCAATAGCAGCAGTTTGTCCTAAGTAGGCTTTTTGTAAACTTTGTGACACCTGGGTAACTGTCTTACCTGTACCTGCCGCAATATCTAAAGATAGGTTTAATAATTCTTGTGACTTGCTAACTGATCCTGTTGCCCTAAGTAACCTGTCCATGGCCGGGCGCAGTTCATCATCAAGCACGCCTGTTTGCTTTTCTAAATTATTTATAAAGTCACTAACGATAACTGCGTTATTACCGTATGCAAGCCCTAAATTTTTAATTGTTA